GTTTTAGCAGTTTCTATGTTGCTTGTTAATTCTGTTTTAGTTGTATCAATTTTAGTATTAACAGTACCTATTTTAGTATCCAAGTCTTGTATATCTTTGAGTGTTGCAAAGATTATTGTTGGGTCAATTTTAAGTTCTATATTATTTACATTAGATACAACAAAGATAGTTTTTACTTTCATGTCAATTACTGCTCCGTCATTTTCTAAAGTAGGTTTATATGCTGCTCTATACTTAGAAATAGCAAGTAAATTACCATCACTATCCAAATAACCTATCTCGCTTATTATAAATCCACCAACATTTGCAGGAATAAGGCTCTCTAAAATTAAACAGTTTGACATAGTTTCATCAGTTGTGACATTTCCTACTTTACCTTCCCACACCACTCTTTTTAATGCTGTTTGGTCTTCTGTTGGATTATATTCTACTCCTCCACCATCACCTAATTGTATCCTAGCAAAGTCAACTTTTTCCCCTACTATACTTGCATTTGCTATCTTAGCCTTACCTATATCTGTTAATATCGTGTAGTAACTTTTATCTGTAGCCAAACTACCACCTCCTATCTAATAAATTGTAACCTCTTGATATCCAAACCCATTGCCACTAAGTATATTAATCTCTCCTTGTGTTTCAATATCACTAGGTGACCATGGGTAAATTGTAATCTCATGCCCTGTAATAGTGGTTGCTCCAAAGTACACACTATTATCTTTGCTAACTAAAACTCTAGTGTAATCTAGTGTCATGTTGCATGGCTTAATATCACTTACAAAAGAATGAACTTCCTCAAACCAATCTTGATTTCTAGCATCACTCTCAAGGTGTATGTTATAAGTAGCATTATTAATAGTTAATTCATAATTGCCTTCTCCAACTACATTATCTAGCCAGTTCCTTAAAAATCTCTCTGAGTAAGGTAGTTTACTTATATATTTACTAAAAATCCTAAACCTTCTATCTTCTAAACTCTCATTACTTTTAGGAGTTATAGACATTATCTTTTCCCATCTTTTTATACCACTTATAGTTAGGTCCTCTAAAAACTGGTCATTTGATAGGTCCTTTAATTTATCATGTATGTTTTTATTTCTTTATTTTCTACATTAAATACTTTTATATATTCTTCTTTATCTTGTAGAATTTGTGGTAAGTAATTTATTAGATTAATCTCTTTATCCAACTACCTCACCTCTCACTACTATACTGTTACTATTTATTGTTAGATTAGATTTAACCTCATTTATCATTGTATTTGCAATGTCTAATACTCCATCAATACTAAGTAATCTAGTTTCAATTTGAGATATACGGACTATTAAGTTTTCTTCATCTTCCCAACTCATGTTAAGTTCATTTAAATAGTCGTCTATTGCTTCTTCTGCAATTGATTTTATATTCTCCCAAGTGTAGCCATTTTTGTATGTTATCTCTGCTGATATATTTATAGTTGTACTTACAACACCTGTAACAGTAACTTTATGCCCTATTGGTGCTAATCCTAAGCCTTGTCCTTGATGTCCAATTGGGTCAATTTCTTCTTGCACTAAATTAACTAAATCCTCTGATGGTACTTTGAAATTAGAGTTAATTATTACTAACTTAACAGTTCCTCCACCGTCCCACACAGGATAAACCTTAACTCCTCCAACATCTTGTATTTTGTTAACTTCATCCCTATAGTTTTGTATATTCCCACCAAAACTCTGTGAATTTAGGCTATCATAATATCTTTGTCTTAAACTATCTTCTATTCTTCATCCTCTCCATTTATCAGATTTCAGTTAACTCAGCAGTTTCAAGACCATCTATATATTCAATAGGTATTAGTTTTCCTAACTCAAATATAGGTCCAGCAGTTTCACATTTCATTTTTATATGTTTTTTCAGATATTCTCTCAATTGCAATATAATTGTATTCTCCTAGATTAAACCTAGAATCAAGTGGAATATCTATATTAAACACTCCTTTTGCAATGGTATTAGTTGCAGATAGTGGTGTAATTCCTCGTTCTTTACATCTTTTCTCCAAGTAATAATAACTAGCAGTATCTACGAATGTTTGGTCTAGTAATTCATCCATTGCAATGTATGTTTCTGTAAGTTCTATAGCAACAGGAGCAAGAGCATTATATATTATAGAACCTTCCCTTTTATCAAAAGTATCTGGTACACTATCTAACATTCTTTTAATTATATTTTCAAATGTCATTAACTCAAACAATTATACACTCACCACCTTCTCTGCTTTTATATTTCCATATTTTGTATGAACTGAAAATCTACATTGTACTTTACCCTTTATATTTTCAAACTCAAAATTATCTACATTTTCAACCCTATCATCTTGAATTAGTGCTTCTTTGATTCTTCTCTCTAACTCTGGTATTACAAAGGATATAGGCTCTCCAATAAGGTCGTTCAACTCGACTCCATAATTCCAACTATATATTAGATGTTGGTATCTCTCTGTGTTTAAAATCAAAAAGATGGTCTGTTTTAATGCTTCTACATCATCACAAATACCATCAATCTTAGACTTTTCTATATGAAGTTTAAATGTCTTACTTGGCTCTTGTCTTACATCAAAATTAATTATTGATACATCTTCAATATCATAATCTAAATTATCACTTGGTAACACTTTATCACATCCTATCTAAAATCAAGTATTGTTGCCCTCCTTGCATACGAATTAAGACTAATTTATCTCCTATTTTTTTATCTGTATATCTTTTAAATGTATCTGTTTGTATTAGAAAAATTTCACCAATAGATAGTTTTTGTTCTATCTTAACTCTTAGAGGACTAATACTTTCTATTGTTCCAAATACAACCCTCATTGGGTTGCTTGTTTCTACTGCATCCATTGCAGCTTTTTTTATTATCTGTAATAAATCTTGGCTCATATTGCCACCTCACTTATATAAATCTTCTCACATGTGTGTATGCTTTTCCTTTTCTATAAGAATTAACAGACTCTATTTTTACCACATCTCCTGTTTGTGGTGAATGAATTATTTGATTGTTTCCAATGTACATTACAACATGATTACTACTTCCTCCACCAATTCTACATAATAAATCTCCTGCTTTCCATTTACTTTTATCTTTTAAATCTACAGCTTTACCTGCTTTACTTTGTGTTGCAACAGTTCGAGGAATTTTTATACCTATTTGTTTATAACACCATTGAGTGAATCCAGAGCAATCAAAAGTATTTGGTCCTTCTGCTCCCCAAACATATTTGCATCCTTGTTTACTCTTTGCTATATTAATCAGTTTATCTGCTTTAGAATTATTATTTGTTGATGTATTAGCATTGTTATTATTATTTTGAACTTGATAAGTTGTATTTTTTAAATTCTTTTCTGCTTCTTCATTGCTTCCAACTCCTATACCACTTGAATTATCATAACTATTACCTGTTATTTGTTTATAAAATGAACTTACGCATTTTACCCATTCTTTGTCTGAACTTGAAGAGTATTTATTTCTGATACTTTCTAAAGTTTTTCTTCCTGTATGGATATAGTTTCTTGATAAATTACTTATACCTCTTTTTATTCCTTCATCAGTACTTGAAAAACTTAAATACTTTCCATCTATTCTCATTCCAAAGAAATTATTTTTAGTATTTGCAATATTTGAAGTTCCTCTGGCTGATTCGTGCATAGATATAGCCGCCATTAATGCTGGATTAACTTTATAAGCATTTGAATATTTAACAAATATATTTCCTGTTCCTGATAATTTACCTTTAAGTAGTTTATTAATTTTATTAGCCATTTCAGTATCTTCTTTACTTGTAGTACTTTGTGCAGGACCATTTTTCTTTTCATCTTTATTGTTAGTATTGCCACTACTATATGAACTTGAAGAGTAAGAAGCAAACTCGTCTCCATCAACAAGTGTCAAGTCCATGAAATGACTGTTATTCTCAAATGTATGTTTTACTTTCTCAACTAACATATAATTTTGCAATTCAATATCTCCTAGATTTAATGTTATAAAAAGTAAACAACCAGCTCTCACTTTAATATCACCAAGCACATTTTTTAAACTTAGTGTTTTAGTTTTTCTATTATATAATTTTAAAAGTATATCACATTTTTGTTTTATCTCTGCTTCACTCATGTTCTTATCTACTGTTTCAAATAGTTGCAGAATACCCCAACTCCTTATATGTGCTGAATCTTGGGCAATATACACATCTCTTTTACTTGTCTCCTCATTATCTCTCACAAGTTTAATCTTTGTGTAGGTATCACTATCTATTGATGAATTATAGTCAAAGTCCTCAATTACATCATTGTCCATAACTATATCTAATTTCATTGATGCAATATTCTTTAATGTTAATCTTCCAAAATCATCATATAAAACATACATTTCTTTTTTCTCTCTTAGAGTATCATCAAGTGCAGTTAAAATCATATCAAAGAGTGTTTTATTTTCTTCTATCCTAGATATTTTATACTTAGTATCTTCTATGACATTGTATTTTAAATTAAAATCCTTAGCCAACATCTTTACAAGTTCACTTGCTGTTTTATTACTATATACATAAGTATCTTTATTCTTAAAATATCTTAGCTGGTCATAAGCAACTATCTTGATATGATTTTCTTTATCTCTCTTTTTCTGAAATATATATCCATAGAATATACCTACACCTTTGTAATATAGTCTTACAGAATTTCCTTCGCAAAACTCTAATATATCATCCATAACTATTGTAAATTCTAACTTTGAAGGTGTTCCTCGCCTTTCAATTTCCCATGTTATTCCATCTAAAACGGTAGGTTCATAGAAATCTTCCCAATGAGCAATAACTAACCTTACATCTCTATCATTTGCTAACACTAATTCATCAACCAAGTTTTAACACCTGCCCTTTGTAAATAGTGTATTTACTTAAGTTTTTGCCCTTATTTGCCTTATCCATCATAGATTTATTTAGTTCGTATACTTTCTTATATAATGAACCATTACCAAGTTGTTTCTGACAAATTGACCAAAGGCTATCCCCTGCTTTTACTGTATATGTTTTAGTTTTAGTGTTTGTGGCATTGACTGAATCAACTCGTTTTGGCTCTATCTTTACGCTTGGTCTACCAGTCTCATTTTTAGGAGGGGCAAGAACTAACTTTTTAGTTGAGTAATCTCTATATTGTTTTAATTTTATTGCAACTTTTGTATCTGAGCCATTATCTGCATCTTCTGAAATAGCATACTCTTCAAGAGATACTTTTATATTAGTGTTAAATAATACTTTTCCACCCATTTCTCTTGAGACAATAAATTGAAATGGCTTACAATCAGTTTTTAGTAATTCTAGCTTACTTAAAAAGAATTGGACATCCCTAAAAGTTCCACGATAAAAAGGTAATTTATTATGTGTAAATTCTGCTTCAAAACTTATTTCAGATAATCCTTCTTTTTTTAATATGTTTACTTCTCCAGTATTTATCAAATCAACTGTCTTGTTTTTATTTGTAACTTTAATCTCTAACTTTGGCGGAGGTATTGGTAATTGTACTCCATCTAAATAAAAATCATAAGCCATTCAAACACCTCCTAGACTATTCCCTCAGCTGATACAACCATAGCGTCGTTTAATTTTTCTGTTAGTACATTTACTATTCCATCTACATCTGCCTCACTATTTATGTTGTTTGTATTGTTCATATCAATTTTAATGTTTACTCCTGTGAATCGATTGATAGTCTCTTGCTCTGCTATATCTCTAAGATATTTTAAGTCTTCTTGACTTTTATCCATTGTTTTAGCCATTTTAGCTGTATTTCCTGCTGTATCTTTTGCTCCTTTTGCTGCGTCATTTAAAGGTGAATTAAGGCCTGCTGAACCAAATCCATCTCCTAATCCATATTTATCATCCCAAAGGTCATCTAGTCCTAAATCTTTTTTTGCCTTTTCTGCTATCTTGCTAATGTCAAAAGCATCTTTTATTTTATTTTCTAAATTTTGACCTACTTCATACCCTTTTTTAAATGAATCTACAGGATTCTTCAATTTCATAGTTGGAGCTTTCCATTCAGCAGGCTTTACAGGCTCTTTTAACGTTTTTTGGTAATCTTTATATTGTTTTACAAAAGAATCTATTTTGTCCAAGCTTCCTAAAGTATTTATATTAACACCTGGGATTAGATTTAAAGCTTTTATAACTCCATTAATCCCTTTTATTGCTATGTTTGCTGCACTTACAAAAGCATTTGCTAAAGCTGTAGCACAATTGTCAAAACTTCCTCCAACGTCACCCATAGCATTTATTACAAAATTTTGGAATTTATAAAATAATAACTGCACATTGTAGATAACGATATTAAATGAATTAACAAAGAACTCTGCAAATGCCATAACTATGTTCCACGCTCCTGCGAATACATCATAAATGCAAGTTCCTAGAAAATAGAAAGCTCCTACAACTACTCCAGTTGCAGAAATGCTTGTTCCTGCAAAATGGTTAAATATTGCTACTGCTACAAATATTGCTGCTATTACTAAGGCTACTGCTGCTACAACCATAACTATTGTGGTAATTAAAAGTAACATTGAACCACTTAGTGCATCTGTTGATATTTTTGCAGCTATATTCATCATTATATTAGTTAATAACGAACCATTTAGCAAATTAGTCCAAAATGTCTGTAAAGCTATCCACACTACCTGAATAGCTGTAACTAAAGCACCTGCTATGACAGCTGTTTTATATAAGCCCCACAAAACGATGCTCGTTATCAAAATAGGTTGTATTATACTCCAACCTTGTGAAATAAAATTAATAACACTTCCTAATACTGTTAATAGCCACCCAAATCCTTGAGTAATTAAACTGATTCCGACAATCATCATATTTGCAAAACCTTGAAATGTTGGACTGCTCAGCAAATCAATAAACCCATTAAAGACACTATATCCAACGACTCCCAAGACATACAACGAATCTGTTACATTAACTATGAAGGTTCGAAATCCTCCGCTTGAAACTGTATCCTCAATCTTTTTTTGTATCGCTCCAAATATCATTACTGCGTTATTCTTAATTGATGTAAAGATTTGACCTATTGTAAGTGGCATTTTTTCAAATTGAGCATTTGTTTCTGCTGATGCTGCAAGCAAAGAATTTTTCACAATGTCTGCGGTCAACATTCCCTCGCTTGCCATTCCTCTAATTTTTCCTATATCCACGTCCAAATAATCCGCAATACTACGGATAATGTTAGGTGCTGACTCAAATACAGCGTTTAATTCTTCACCTCTTAGCACACCACTTCCTAGCCCTTGCGTTAATTGTAGTAATGCTGAATTCATTTCTTGAGTGCTTGCACCTGCTATGACAAATTTTTTGTTGAGCTGCTCTGCAAAGCTTACTATTTCTCTAGTACTACTAAATGCACTCCCTGCATTCATACCTATACGGCTTACTATCTGTGCTGTGTCTAGATAGGATGCTCTTGACCTTTCAGCCGACTGGAAAATCATTTTATTCAATCCTCCGTCAGAAAGTTGACCATCATTTATCATGTTTAAACGGGCATTTGTACTCGTCATTTGGTCACTTAAATTTGCTAATCCTCCTATCGTCTTTAATCCCATATAAGTCCCAACAACCTTTTTAACACTTCCTAATAATCTATCTGTATTACTTGCTCCTTTATTGATATCATCATTAAACTTTCTTTGTTGTTCATCTGCTTTTCCTATGCTTTGTTCTATTCTAGTAAGAATGCTTTCTATGTTATTCAAACTTTGTTGAGATGTCTGTATTCCACCTGTATTGAGTGGATTATTCAATCTACCTTGTAATCTCTCCAAACTATTAATTGTTGTGTTAATGATGTAGTCATATTACGAAAAGCAGGTGTCATTCCGTCAAAAATACGGATAGATGTTTGTATTATAGCCATTTCTTCACTCTCCTTTCTTAAATTTTCACATAAAAAACACCTACCTAAGTAAGTGTTTTATTTTTAGTATCTATTTTTTGCCTGCCCAAAACTGTTTCCCACAGTTCAAGCATGTAACTCTAACTTTCTTTGCTCCTATGTTTCCTGCTACGAGACCAATGCCTCCTGCTATAGTAGCTCCTGTTATAGCTTTTCCTATGCCAAAACCTTTTTTATGTGTTGTCAAAGAAGTTGAACCACATGCAGGGCAACAAGCTATTTTTTCTTTTTCTTTCTTTTCCTCTTTGGCTTTTCTAATTTTTGATATATCATCTTCTTTTTTTCTTTTTTCTTCAAGCATATCAGCATTTTCATTATAATATTTTTGATATGGTTCTTCTAATATTTTTCTACAATCATCCAACTCTATTCCAGTTAATTCTTTCAATCTTCTTACAGATGAAGCTTTTATAAAACTTGTTTCTTGCATTACATGTTGTAAATCAATACCCTTCAAATCATATTCCTTTTCTTTAATAATGCTTTCATTTAACATTTTTATATCAGCTATTTCCGTTCCACATTCACTGCAAAACTTGCTTCCTTTTAAACACTTTGCTCCACACTCGCTACAAAATATATATTCTACTATATCATCCATAAAATATCTCCTTGGTATTATAATATATTCATTTTTGTATAAATTACTTCATTTTATAAACATACTTATTCCCATCAAATGTAAAACTTAATATTACTGGCTTATCACTTGTTTTTACTTCATCAGGGCAATCGATTATAAATCTAACTCCCTTTGTTTCTAAAGGGTCAATACTAGAAATATTATCATAAGTAAAACCTGTGGTTTCATCTTCTACTATTGTTTGTGATGAATATTTATACCCATCATTATAATTTGCTTCAATAGTTAGTAAATCTGAACAATTTAACTCTTGTTTTTGAGTATTTTTTATATCAGCAGCAATATCAATATATACTTTGCCTGACTCAGCAGGATAATGTGTATATAAACTTTCCTTAACCTTTGGTAAAACATCATAAGAGAATTCAATATTATTAATAGTGATTTCCATTTTATCTGAAATAATTTTCTCTCCTATGACTACTTCTTTATCCTTTTTTTCTTCTTTTTTTGGTTCATTATTTTTACTACTCTCCTCTGGACTTTCTGAATTAGAACATCCTACAATAGCTAAACAGATAACTATAAGAATAGAAAATAAAAAACATACTTTTTTCTTCATAATATAATATCCCCCTAAATTATATTCTTTAACAATATTATACTATATTAGTAAAATTTTTACATTATTATCACCTCCTTTCATTAAAAAAACACTTACTCATTTGTAAGTGTTTTTGAATTATTTTTAATTTTAAGTCCACATAGTTAATATAAAACCCTTTATAGATAATTTTATAGACTCTTTGTATGTACTATTTACATACCACATAGTTAATATAAAATGAAAAGAGTTTGTAGGGAAAATATTTAATGATGCAACCTTTACATACCACTTAGTTAATATAAAACAAGAACTAGCTACAAGCTTTATACAGCGTTCTCAAACCTTTACATACCACATAGTTAATATAACTCTTATCTCTATTATACCATTTTTTAACAGACAAAGCACTTGAAACTATACAATATCCAAGTGCTTTATCTATATTATTTATTCTCTTTCTTTTCTTTTTTCCTACATTCTTCTTTCACTAAACTTACAAATCTATAAAATTTATCATTTACATACCACATAGTTAATATAAAACTAGGATAGAACAGAAAATTGGAAGAAATACAAATGAACATTTACATACCACATAGTTAATATAAAATGTACTATATTCATAGCAGTTGTCATATGCCGAAATGCCTTTACATACCACATAGTTAATATAAAATTTTCTTTTCTTCTACTGTAGTCGCATTAATTCCAGCCTTTACATACCACTTAGTTAATATAAATCCCTACTTCCATTATACCATTTTATACCATATAAAGCACTTGAAACATCATAATATCCAAGTGCTTTATCTATATTATTTTACTTATTTTTTCTCTCTTCTTGTTCTCTAAGAATACCTCTTAATATCTCTGCATATTCTTGAAACTTTTCTTCACTATTCTGTTTTAGTTCATATAACGCATTAGCAAACTTCACAAAATATTCTACATCTTCATCAGTTTTTAAATTATATTCATTAAGTAAACTTTCACGCATTGTATTAATCCCCCTCAAAACTAAAATAAACTAAAATATATTATTTAATACAACTGATAAATTTACTCAATTTTATAAACCACATGATAATTTTTCTTTTCACCTGCAATCTTAGTAGGTCTATTATTTTCCTCTATCCAATTTCTAACCTTATCTATTACACTCTTTGTATATTTATTTACAGTACCAGTCCAAGAACCATTAGTTTCCCAAACGCCTTTGAGTTCGTTTTCTTCTAAATCAATCTTTTTAATAATTTCACAAACAGCCATCTGAGCTGGTTTATTACTCTTAGAATATATTTTCAGTTTAGGTGCTATTTGTTTTGTATCAAAATAATGTTCTTCTTCATTTATCTCAATCGGTAAATCAATACCTGCCTTTTTATATAATGTCTTTGCTGTAAGTAACTTAGATTTATTGTCAAAACCTGCACCATCTAATAACTCTTTTAACATAGATGTACTATTATAAGCCAGTTGTAACTTTTCAATTTCGCTTGCTTTTTCTCTTAGTTTTTCGGGATTAGCACTATTAGTTATGTATGCACCAGTTTGTCGAATGGCTGGAAGTACTTCATCACTTATCCAGTCTTGGAATCTCTCAGCTTCTTCTTTCTTAGATTTAAATATTAGCTTATATACTCCACTCTCAGTTAAGAACTTTTCACCTGTATTATGCAATTTTCTAAAGTCCTTATCTAGGACATTAGAATTTTTTAATAATATGGCTTGAGTATCATTCATTTTAGTTAAGTGATTTCTTATTGCACTATCACTTAACTCTAAACATCTTCCGCAGTCATATGGATTAAATAAAACTTGCCCATTATATTCAAATATTTCAATCTCTTTTCCTTCAAAATTCATTATTTCATTCATAGTAAATTCCTCCTTAAATTTGATTGTAAGAAGTACCTTACTATGATAGAATATATTTCATAAAAGGTAACTTCTTTGGGAAACAGTCGCAAGTGCTTTGGTCGGTGCAGCGGCTGTTTTTTATTTGTTTTTGTCAAGCTTCTCTTTCACCAATTCAATTCCTCTAATTACAACATCTGTTTTAGATATTTTAAGATTATCAGCACACTCATTTAATATATCTGCTTGTTCTTGGTTAAGTCTAACTTCAAATCTTAATTTTTTGGAATTTTCTTTTGGTGGTCTGCCTAATTTATTGGACATCTTATCACCTCTCTTTTTATTGTCCGTACTTAAATTATAATATAGTACGTACAATAAATCAAGAGTTTTTTACTAATTTTTTCTAATTATTTTACCCAACCGACCAAATTTGAGCAAAATAAAAGCACCTACATGTTTGTAAGTGCTTTCTTTTCTTTATTTAGTTTTGAATCCACATAGTTAATCTAAAACCAATTTCATGTGTGGATAGTTGCCATATCTCCCACCCATTTACATTCCATATAGTTAATCTAAAACCAGCAGTTAAGATTAGAGATGAAGCTAGTTCAACACTATTTACATTCCATATAGTTAATCTAAAACTATCTATAGAAGCAGCAACAAATGCCCTCTCGTAGTCATTTACATTCCATATAGTTAATCTAAAACAATAATTGGTGATGGTACAGGATATACAAATGCAACATTTACATTCCATATAGTTAATCTAAAACAAAAATAAAATAGACAAATACCTCGATAAAATAGATATATTTACATTCCATATAGTTAATCTAAAACTATAACAATAGCCCCTATTCCAACTGTTAATCCGAATTTACATTCCATATAGTTAATCTAAAACCTGCTTGGGAAGGGCTAAAAACGATTTGCTCTAACACTATTTACATTCCATATAGTTAATCTAAAACCCTTTTGTCATAGATATAAGATTATTTAATACTGCTGATTTACATTCCATATAGTTAATCTAAAACGAATTAAAAGATAACAAAAAAATAATGGAAGAAGGTTATTTACATTCCATATAGTTAATCTAAAACAAAATTTATTTTTTAATTTTTAGTTATCTGCGAATAATTTACATTCCATATAGTTAATCTAAAACGAAGTGGCAAATGTGGAGTTGTTATTTTTTCTAGTAGATTTACATTCCATATAGTTAATCTAAAACCCCAAAATAAATTGTGTATTTCCAAGACTTACACCTATACAACTCTCTTAAATTTGCAGTGAGCCATGAGTAGTGCAATTGATAATATTTATCACACACCCTCAATGCCTTGTATTCCAATTGTTAAACTATACTTAAGTAGAAAAATCGAACACTGCAAAATTCCTATATTTTTATTATACCATTTTTTAACATACAAAGCACTTGAAACAGTGAAATATCCAAGTGCTTTATATATTTATTTTACTTATTTTTCTCTAATTTTTTCTCATAAAGTTTATATACTATACTTTCTATCTTATTATATATATCTATATCTGTTTCTCTTATTTTCAAAAGTTTAATTCTAAATTCTTCTTTTCTCTTTTCAATATCTATACTATCAAGTAAATTCTCATACATTGTATTAACCCCCCAAAACTAAAATAAACTAAACTAAATTATTTAATACAATCTTATAAATTTACTCAATTTTATACACTACATGATAATTCTTCTTCTCACCTGCAATCTTAGTAGGTCTATTATTTTCCTCTATCCATTTACTAACCTTATCTATTACACTTTCTGTATACTTATTTACAGTACCAGTCCAAGAACCATTAGTTTCCCAAACGCCTTTGACTTCGTTTTCTTCTAAATCAATCTTTTTAATAATTTCACAAACAGCCAACTGTGCTGGTTTATTACTCTTAGAATATATTTTCAGTTTAGATGCAATTTGTTTTGTATCAAAGAAATGTTCTTTTTCTTCAATCTCCAAAGGTAACTCTATTCCTGCTTTTTTGTAGATAGTCTTTGCTGTAAGTAACTTTTCTTTTTCATCTATTCCAGCATTATCTAAAAATGGAGTTAGTATTTCTATAGTCTTATTAACTGTATCTAAACTTTCTATTTCATTTGCCTTGTCTCGTAGTGCTTGAGGGTCAGCATTGTTAGTTATGTATGCACCATGTTGTCGAATAGCTGGTAAAACTTCTTTTGTAACCCAATTCTTAAAATTTTTAGCTGTCTCTAACTTGCTCCCAAATATCAGAGAATAAAGTCCACTTTCATTGGTTATTTTCATATTTCTATTTTGGCTGCCGTCGTGAATCACGACCTCAGCTATATCATCATTATCAATGTGAGTTTTTAAAGCTTCTCTTGTATTAGAATATCCCAAAGCTTCTGCTATATCTTTACCAACAAACCAAATTTCATTATCAATATCAACTGTTCTTATCTCTCCAAAATCTTCACTTTTAAATATTTGTAAATCATTCATCATACATACTCCTCCTAAATTTAATTTGAAAGAAGTTTCTCTATATGATAAAATATTTCATATAGAAGATTACTTCTTATGGTTTAAATAGAGTGTTCAAGCTTGGTCGGGCGAACACTCTATTTTTGTTATTTTTCTAAAAGTAAATGGATTCCCTGTCTTATAGCCTCTGCTTTTGTAAGGTTATTTTTTTTACAGTATTCATCTAATTTTTCATTAGTTTCATCATCTACTCTAACCTTAATATCATTAGTTTTAGGGCTTCCTACAACAGGTCTTCCTATTTTTTTAGGACTCATGTTATCACCTCACTTTTGAGTTCCATAATTAAATTATATAGTTTTGGAACTCAAAAGTCAATAACTTATCCCAATTTTTTCTAATTATTTTACCCAATCGACCAATTTGAGCAAAACAAAAGCACCTACATATTTGTAAGTGCTTTCTTTGTTTATTTAATTTTGATAGTTAGTATAGAATAAAATTTCTAATCCACGAATTTCATGGCTTTGAATTTATTTATATGTAGTTTAATTAATATAAAGTAGTGTTCAGTACTAAATTCGTACTAAGTGAATATAAAATATATATTTTTACTATATTATAAATTTAATAATTCTTTTTTCTTAACATCAAATTCTTCTTGCGTGATAGCATCCATATCCAATAGTTCTTTTAATGTTTTTATTTGTTCTAATGGATTAGTTATCTTATTTTTTTCAACTTCACTTTCGCTAACATTTCCAATTCCATTATTTTTTCTATATTCAATTAAATTCTTATATACAGTTGCTAAAGCTTCATCATTTTTATCAAAAGACAATATAAAATCATTACATTCAATTATCAAATATTCTTTTTTATTAAGCTCTGCTTTTTGCATTGCAAGAGCAAATGGACCAAATAAAGCTATTCTAGTTGCTGTATATCTTCTAATAACCTCTTCTTCTTTTTCAATAGAAACACTTTTTATATCTGAATATGAAACTTCAAATACATCTACTATAGGTATAGGTCCTGTTCCAAAAGCTTTAACAACTATCTTGTCACTTCTAATTAAAAGACAAATCATTTCTTCTCTATTAAATAAAGGATGTCCTCCTAAATATACAATTTGTATTAATGTGTTTTTAACAAAATTTCCAAAACTATCTTTACATAGCTCTACAGCATTTATAACTTCCTTACTTGTCAGTTTTTTTAGTCCTTTGCCAAGAACAGCTATTTCACCTCTGCATTTTTCAAAGCATTCATCACATAAGAACTCATTATCTACAGTTTTTAAAGCATTTCCTTCATTACCACAAATCATACAAATTCCTTTTTCTTTTTCCTTCTTTTTGAATAATCCCATAGCGTAATCCCCCTAATAAATATCTATATAATCATTATAATTTATCTTTATACAAATTTCCAATATAAGGTAAAACAAAAGCACCTACATATTTGTAAGTGCTTTCTTTGTTTATTTAGTTTTTCTCCACATAGTTAATCTAAAACATGTCCATATATGGTGCTTTCCAGTCTTGTGGTTTAATATTTACATTCCATATAGTTAATCTAAAACAATTTGAAGGAGGAAGTAGTATGGCAGCAATTTATGTATTTACATTCCATATAGTTAATCTAAAACCAATCTCATCCTCATAAAACTCAAGCTTTGCACAATAATTTACATTCCATATAGTTAATCTAAAACGTTAAATGATAGTAAGAGTTTGACTAAAGTTGCTATATTTACATTCCATATAGTTAATCTAAAACTATTTTCTTAATAGTCAGCTTTTCCTTAGTGGCTAGAATTTACATTCCATATAGTTAATCTAAAACTTGTAATTATGCTCAGCAGTTTCAAATGCTCCTACCAAATTTACATTCCATATAGTTAATCTAAAACAGCACCTCTTTTAATTGCGCTTAATATTGTAGCTTGATTTACATTCCATATAGTTAATCTAAAACCGTTAAGTGCAATCTCTGCTGTTGCTCCTATTGCTTATTTACATTCCATATAGTTAATCTAAAACTTTTAAAAAATGTTACTTTAAAAAATAAAGTTATAGGATTTACATTCCATATAGTTAATCTAAAACCCCAAAATAAACTTAGCATTTCCAATACCTACACATACACACCTCTCTCAAATTTGCAGTGAACCATGAGTAGTGCAATTGATAACATTTATCACGCACCCTCAACATCTTAGATTTTAAGTGTTAAGCCATATTTTGTAACAAATATCGCTCACTGCAAAATCTCTACATTTTTATTATATCATAAAAATATTATTTTTGAATATCTGTACCAATTTGTGGTATAATAAAAGCAAGGAAATAATTTACTTTATACAAGAGTAGCTATTTCCATCAAAATTGATTTAAAGAATTATTTTTTTAAATCACCCTTATTGGCGTCTGGGTGATTTTTTATTTTGTCATAAATATAAGCTGATATAACACCAGCTAGTATGCTTAATAAAAAACCTATCATATAATTTCACCTCCTTCCTTATTTGGAATTTGGCGTTTAATATGAAAATAATCACCCTTCGCACTTTCGATTATTATCCTTGCTACAATTATTATAACATATAATTATTACATATTTTTCCATTTTTTTTATATAAACAATGAAATTCAAGTAAATAAATACCTACTTATTTATATATATTTTATAAATTAATTGCTTTATAATCAAGTTTTCAATTTTTTAATAAAAATTTTTATTTTTTATTTTATATAAACAATATTTTTTCTAATTTGTGGTATAATAAAAGCAAGAAGAACTACAATCTATTTTGCGGTAGAGTGAAGTTCATAATTAAATGAATCTATTTGAACTTATGGAACTTGATTTTAAAATCAAATTCCCAGCCACTTTTACTCTTGCCACGAGTTGAGTGGCTTTTTACTTTTAGAAATACTTTACAAATTAAGCAAAATATTAAACTAGCAATAACGCCAGCTATTACATTAAGTAAAAAGTTATTCATACTTCCCACCTCCTTTCATTAGGAAGTAGGTTTTATCCCAGTATGAACTCCACTCTATAAATTGTAGATTACATCTTCTTGCTAAAAATATTATAACATATAATTATTACATATTTTACCTATTCTATATTTATTTTTTTATTTTGCTATCTTCTTCGTCCCCTCTTTCTCTCTCTTTCAGCTTCTTTCATTGCTTCCTCTTCATCCTCTATCTTTATAAGTATTGAGGCGGCTGCTAACGCTCTCTCATTAACTTCTAAATTCATATATTCACTTGGCTTCCACTTTAATTTTTGAATACAATAATGAGTGATGCTAGCATCAAAATCGCCACCTCTGATTAGTTTTTTGCTTCTTCTACTTTATCCTCAAAAGATGTATCAAATCCATTGACTTCATTCACTTTTACTGTATAATTGACATACTCACCTGCTGTAAGCATTGTCTTTAATAACTGAGCTTCTCCCATTACTCCATAACTATTTTGGAGTTCGGCATCCTTTAAATCTGGAAATACTGTAGATGCTACACATAATTCAGCTACATAACTATTGTAGTCAATTTCACTTGTATATTGTCCAGTATGCTTACCATTGTTACCAATCACTTTTACTCTTTTAGTACACTTTCTTCTTAGTGCTTCGTCTTCTTCAGATGATAAAACTTTTAATTCCCATTCAACTGGTTTCCCTTCTTTATCTAAAAATCTGTTACTCGCTACATATTTTACATTATCAACCTTTATTGCATTTTGACTTAAAAAAGCACTTAAATTACTCATATTATTCTAATCTCCTTTTATTTTTATTTTTCATATAAAAAATACACATATATAATTTATAAATGTGTATTTTACTCCATTCCTGCCAATAAATTAAATTTTTCTACTAATTCCCAATCCTCAAAAGTGAAATCCATATCTTCATCTAAATACTCACCATCAGCATCAAATTTAGTAATTATTCCACTGTCCATATTACAATCTTTAAGTACTACTGTCTGTCTTCCTACAGCAGATGTAGGGTCTTCATTTGTAACTTGTATGTCAAAATAAATATCCTCACCAGTTTCTTTATATCTGTAAAGTAATTCTCTAAAAATAGAAGTATTATAATGAAATGTTGCACTTCCAGTATTTGTACTCCCAGTTGTTTTATTTCCCTTTGTTGTTCTTCCTAGAATTGGAACTTCACTTTTATTTTTTTCCATTTTAGCCTCTAAATCTATAGCTTGCATAAAATTATATCTTTTACCTTCTATAGTTATAAAACATTCAGCTTTCTTTGCACTAACTGTATCTTTAGCATTTATTGTTTGAGCCATATTATCACTCCCCTCTCTAACTAACTGAAACTGTCATATAAAGCTTACTCATAGCATTTATAACCTTAACAGCATCAGATACTATGACAGTTTTCTTATCATTTCCAAGCTCTACACTAACATCATCAGTTTTAAAATCTTCTATTGCCCTTATATTCTCTAATTCTTTATGGTGTTTAACAACATCATTCCAGAAACTTATTCTTCCTGCCTTATCATTCGGAACTTTACCTAAATACTTTTCATTAAATAAAGTTGCAATATCATTAGCAATTTGGTCAAGTACTCTAACACTTTGGTTACTTGAAAAATCGTCATTTTTATCATCTGTAAATGATACAAAAGTATTTATATCCTCTAACACATGAACTTCATCTCCCACCTTGTGGAATATAAATTTACCAGTTTTTAAAGCTTCTTCAAGTTGTATTTGTGTATAATTAACATCAACATCAAACTCACCATCATACTTTTTATTAGTATTAGATTTATTTATATCGCATCCTGCTATAGCTCCAGCCGCCCAATAAATTAAACTAGATTCTACTAATCCAATATCTTTAATCTTATTTTCTACAGACACTACACCTTCATAATCTGCATCACTTTTCTTATATAGTACTGTTTGAAACTTAGCTCCTACCTTATCTCTCATTCTCTTTGTAAATTCTACAAATAAACTTTTAATTTCTGTTGTTGTAGCCAAACATCCTAAAGCATTAAAGCTATAGCTTTCTATTTTATCCAAGAAAGCTTGGTACTCTGCTCCTGTCACAGCTTCGCCATTAGTTCCACCAGTAAATACAAGTCCTGCACTTGCTTCTAGTGTTGCATCCTTCTTCCAAGTGATATAGTCATTGTCTTGTAAGTCTGTAATAACCTTTGCTATTTGAGTATCTACCTTCTTATTATCTAAAAGTGTTACAACATCAAACTTAGCATTATCATCTATATTTGTTGTAACTGTTACTTTTAAGTCATTTCCTCTGATACCACTATATTTTGCTGTGGCTATAGTACAACTGGCTTTAACGCCTTTATTTAATTTATAAAAATATCCCAACCTTATATTTTTGAATAAATCTCTCAAACCTTTCAGCTTCTCATGAGTATAATCATATCCAAAATACTTCACTGAATACTTCTCAAAATCATCACTGGTTACTTGAAATACGTCTTCATCTATGCCCCAATCTAACTCTAAAGGTATTGCAACAATACCTCTATCCGATAATGAACTGGTTGCCCTTGTAGCACTTACAAAATTTATATATGCACCAGGTAGGACCTTATTTTGTGTTACAAATGTTCCTCCACCTAAAGCCATCTAACTCACTCCTTTCATAAATTTATTTATTCTATCCTCTACCTCTGAGAAGGAATGTAAATCATTTTCTTTTAAAATTGCATTTAATAAATCTTTTCTATTTACATACTTCTTAGAGTTAACTATCTGCTCCTTAGTAAACTTGTAGTTATCTTCTTTGCTTAATGTTTTACTCAAAATTATCACCTCTCTTCAAACCACCGAATAACTCTACTGTATCCATCTTATCTGTGTCATTACTTTTTATAGTAAAGTAGTTATAATCAACAAAGAAATGAAGAACATTATCTATAATTTCAAAGTTCATATTTGTACCTCTGACTAAGTCTCCATCAATTTCTATATACTCTAATTCCTCCAGTAACATCTCAGCTATCTCATTTATTTCAAGTGATTTATCATTACTTTTAGGAAAATAATGTACATCAAAAGAGTTCTTTTTTTAATGTCCTGCCACTTGGATAGGATACTTTGCTTGGATTTAAAGGAACAATAAAAAACAAGGTTCATTTATACCTTGCTCCACATCTTCACTATAAATTGTATAACTCTCTCCAAATGTTTTATCTAATTTAATAGATATTCCATCAATTATATTATTAAGCATCAAATACTCCTTTAAGCAATATTAATAGTTTTTTCTCTATAATCTTATCAACTTGGCTTTGTAGTTCCATCTCTGAAATTGTTAAGAAATGTTGTCCTTTAACCCAACCTTTTCCATCTTTAGTTCTATGGCCATATTCAACATAACTTGCATATGTGGTCGGATTAACAACCTCTATAATATAATTATTTCCTTGTTTATACACAGGAAGCGACCTAGCATAAGCCACTCCATTCCATCCTTGTCGTAAGAATCCTGTATCAACTGGTGTTCTTCTAATTACTTTCCCAAGTAATCGTGCTGCTAATTCTCTTGCTGCATCCTTGCAAAACTTATCTAAATCAATCTTTGTAAGCTTC